GGGTACGCGTTCCGCCGGTCGCTCGGGCGGCAGGCGTTCGGCATCGGCCGGTTCCTGCGGTTCGAAGGCCGGTTCGTCCGGCTGGTCCGCGCCCACCGCTGGCCCGGCAGGTAGCCCACGAGACACGAAAAAGGCCCGGCAGGGGAACACTCCCCCACCGGGCCTTTTCTGCGCCGTCAGTCGGCCGCTGGCGGTTCGCCTGCCGCCGGGTGGCGTTCCTGGTTGTGGGCGTCCCGGTCGTCGCTGGCCTGCTGGAAGCTGCGGGGACTGACGCCGGGGCGTTTAGGTCCCTCCCAGCTGCAGTCCGGGCAGATCGCTTGCATGGACCGGCTGGTGCGCGTGACGGCGGCGCCTGTCACTGGTCGTCCCCCTCGCCGGCGGCCGGCTGCAGGTCCGCGACCGACGCGGGCAGCCAAACAGGTTCACGGCCCACGCGGAAGTCTGGTTCGGGCAGCTTGCCCCGGTGCTGCCACTGCCGCAGCGTGTTCACCGGCACGCCCAGACGGGCGGACAGGTCCGCATAGGTGACAAGGGCGGGAACGGCTTTCTTACGTGGCATGGTGTGCCTTTCAGTTGGGGGCGGGGCCAGTCGGCCCCGCCGGGTGGGTGGTTAGCGGCCCGCAGGGCGCGTTACGTGACTATTCATGCGCGCGGCCTCTAGCGCCTTGCGCGCGTCGGCCCATTCGGCGCTGCCCTCTTCGGCCCCAATGACACGGTTCAGTGCGTCCACGTATTCCTGGCTCATTTTGTATACGGCGGTCATTTTCTTGCCTTTCGTTGTTCCTGCTGTTGGATCAAGCGTAACGCACCGTTACGCCCTGCGCAACACGAACCGCGAAAAAGTCCGATCGAATTTTCCGGCCGCGGGACTTGCCATATCCGTAACGCAGCGTTACGGTTGTACCAACAGCACGAACCGACGAAGGAGAACGAAATGAACACCGAAGCCGCCCGCGAAATCCAGCACCACCGCGACTGCTACGGCGCCACCACCGAAGCCCCCCGGCTGGCACTGCCCTACGGCAGCACCGACCGCCTGGTGCACGCCGCGATCCGCGAAGGCTTCGAGAACTGGAACGCAGGCCGCGTGATCCACGTCAAGGGCTGCCCCGAAGCGTAAACCCGTCCCGGGGGCCGGAAAGTCCGGCCCCCACCCGACGCCCCCACGGGGGCAGAAAGGGGGCCACCATGGCTTCCACCGCGACCCTTCGCTACGAAGGCAGCCAGGCCGAACTGCGCGGCTGCTACGTCACCAGCTGGCGCTACTGCGCCTGCGCCCGTTGCCTGGCGCTGCCCGTGGAAGCCCACGGCGGGCACCTGCAGGTCACGCTGGACGTGAACGGGTCCGGCGTCCGCCTTGCCCACGCCCGCCGGTCGTCGTTCGTGGACGTTCCCGCGGACCCGCGCAGCCAGCGGGAAATCTGCCGCGACCTCGCGGTGGCGCTGGGCGTCGCGGTCTAGCGGGCCGGGCAGGCCGGGCAGGAATTGCCCGGCCTTTTCTGCGTCCGGGGCTTGCGTCCGCCGTAACGCTGCGTTACGCTTGGAACACAACGAACCACCGACGAAAGGCAAGACAATGGACAAGCTGCAGGCCGCGATCGCCGCCAAAGACACCGCGACCATCAAAGGCGCGCTGGGCCACCTGGTCGAACACCTGGAAGACGGCGGCACCCTGACCGCCGACGAACGCCTGGTCCACGCCCGGCTGTGCGAAGAACTGGAAAACCGCCACCCGCAGATCGCCGCCGACCTGGACGCCTGGATGGAACAGGACGAACCGGAAATCCCGTTCTACGGCCGCGTAATCCTGAACCTGATCTAGACCCCAAAACGAAGTGGCGCTTCGCGAAGTTGACAAGCGAAGCGTCACACCCTAAATTCAGGATTGAACAAATTTCACGAAGCCCCGGGCCGCGGAACGAACCGCCCCGGGGCTTCGTCATTGACTGGGCAGGCCACGCGTCAACGCGCGGGCCGCTATTCCCCGGCGAAGGGCCGTTCGGGCGCGTATTCTCCCGCCTGCTAGGAACGACCCTGCGCGGGCCTGCCCCCACAACCTGCCGCCCGACGCTGGCGCCCCCCACGGGAGGGGCGACCTCGCGCGTCCCCGCGCGGCCAGGAACACCAGCCCACGGCTGGACCAAAGAAAACGCCGTTTCTGCACCGTTTCCCGGCACGACATAAAAAACGGGCACCTACTTAGTGGAAGGTGCGCCATGTCTACGATCACCGCCCCCGCCGTTGTGCGTCCCCGCCGTCGGCCCCGGCCCCGGTTCTACCTTGGCTGCCACTTCTACGACATCTACACGGACCCCCGGCACGACGACGCCGACCGGGCCGCGATTACCGACCTGCTGCTGTCCCCCGCCGGGCATCATGAGGTCTTCGAAAGGCTGGCACCCATGAATCTCGGCGTGTCGGAAAAGATGATCGAACGGCACCGCCGGTCCCTGTGCACCTGTGGGCGTATCTAATGGGGGAACTTGCCGACAAGCTCGCGCAGGCGTCCGCAGCCGCCCCTGACGCCCGCCGCGCCCGGTCCGCCCACCCGCAGGGCTTCGAACCCGGCGTGCGGTTCAGCACCGATTCCCGCCTGCCCGTGTCCGCCACCGTGTCCAGTGATACGGAAATTCGCACGGCTGCGGACCACCGCGCCAAGATCATCGAACAGACCGGGCTTTCCATCCCGGACCACCTGGACGTGGTGCTGGAACGCCTGACGCTGCAGAACAGCGCCGGGGGCGTCCCGGACCGCTGGTGGTATAAATACAAGTTTGTGGAGCGCCCGGCCGGTTTCCTGACCGGCTACGACGCCGTGGAAGCCCTGAAAGCCCTACGCCCGAACCGGCGCCGGGTGTCCCCCGTTTACGACGGCGGCACCACTATGGCGCTGGAATGGAACGACTGGCAGCTGGGTAAGGCTGTCGGCGGCGGCACGGCCGCGACGGTCGAACGCTTCGACGCCGCCGTGGAGTCCGCCGCGGTCCGCGCCCGCGAACTGCGCAAGCTCGGGCGCGACCCCGGGGAATTGCTGATCGTCGGGAACGGCGACATGGTGGAGGGCTGTTTCATCTACCCGCACCAGTCGTTCGAAATCGACATGGACCGGCGGGAACAGACGAACACCGGCACCGTGATGATTCTTGACGGCCTGGACCGCCTGGCGCCCCTGTTCTCTCGGGTCCGCGTCATGGCCGTGGGCGGGAACCACGGCGAACACCGGGTGGACGGCAAGCGCGTAAACCGGCATGACAACGACGATCTGAAAATCTTCGAAGACGCCGCCCGCGCAGCCGAACGCGACAAGCGCCTGGCGCACGTCAGCTTCGCGCTGGCGCAGGACGAACCCGCCAAAACGATCGACGTGCACGGGTGGGTCTACGCCGCCACGCACGGGTCGGTCTACGGCAAGGGCACGGGCGGTTCGCCGGTCATAAAGGCTTACAACTGGTTCCGCAACCAGGCAGCCGGACGGCAGCCCGCAGGCGACGCCGACGTGCTGCTGGGCGCCCACTTCCACCACCTGCTGCTGCAGGACTGGGGGCACACCCTGTTCGTTCAGGCCCCGGCGCTGGACGGCGGCAGCCCGCAGTTCACCGACTGGTCTGGCACTGAGTCGGCCCCCGGCATGATGTCGTGGCTGATCACGCCCGACAGCCGGTTCCAAGACCTGGCGATCCTGTAGGGGGCGCGCGTGAAAAAGCTGCTGGCGGCCCTGTGCCGCCGTCGAAATGACCACGTGGCCCTGCAGGTCACCACGCCGAAGAACGGCGGCCTGCAGGTCAGCGGGCGGGCCGCCGACGTGCTGGAACTCGCGCGCTGGTGGGAGAACTCCCGCCCGGACGCCGACCCCGGCACGCCCAAGCATCCGACCGGCTTTCAAAAGGCCGAATGATGGCGAAGGAACGCGATACGCGCATCTTTTGCCGCTGCGGGCTGCTGTGGGACAACCGCGGCGTCTGCCCCCACTGTGACCAGGCTTGCCCGCGCGGCGTCCGGTCCTGCCCACGCTGCGCGCTGCACAGCAAACAAACCGACGCGGACGCCCACCGGGGCCGCCAATAACTGAATACAAGGGGGCCGCCGTGGGTGATCCAAACGCGATCGGGCAGGTAGCTGTCATTCCCGGGGCGGACAACTTCGTGGGCTGGGCCATTTGCCGGATCACCGGCAGCCATTCCCGCCACATGATCGTCCGCATTTCGGAGACGCATTGTGTGTCCGCGGACGCCGAAGTGGACCGCCGCCGCGTGACCGTCCGGCCCCTGTCGGACTTCCCCACGGCGATCTGGTCCCGGTTCGACCTCACGGGCGCGCAGCAGGCCGCCGTCGTGGCTTACGCCCTCGCGCAAGTCGGGAAACCCTACGCCTACCTGGACGACGCGCTAATTGCCGTCGAACGGATCGGCCGGTTCCGGTTCCCTGACGCGATCCGGCGGCGGTTCCAAGACGACGGGCAGTGGCAGTGTGCGCAGCTGGCCGACGCGTGCCTGGCCGCCGCCGGGGTCGAAGTGTTCCGCGACGGGCGCATGATCGGTGACGTGTTCCCCGGGTCCTACGAACAGGAATTCATCGACCGCCGCTGGTATACGGCGTGGCAGTTCCGGTCCTACCGGCTGACCTGGCACCGCTGACATGGCAGCCCCCACGCCCATGACCGCGGCCTGCCCCGTCTGCGGCGGCCTGATCGGCTGGAACCGGGCGATCGTCCCGGCACCCCCGCAGGGCACCGGCACCGCCCCGTTCGTCGTCCTGCTCACCCTGGACGACCTTTCGCCCCGCCGTCACCGCGGCTGCGGCATCATGCCGCCTGCATCATAAGGAGCGCGCCCCATGGGCATCGACTGGGCAGAAATCGCGGCCCGGACATTCGAAGCCCCGGCCGAACCTGAACGGACCGTCTGGGAAACCCCCGGGCAGCTGGCGCAGGCTCTGAACCCGAACACCAAACAAACCGAAGCCCTGGACCTGATCGACGCCGAACTGGTCCGGGCGTTCAACACCCCGAACAGCCGCCTGATCGTGTCCATGCCCCCGCAGGAGGGCAAAAGCACCCGCTGCGGAATCATGTTTCCGCTGTGGGCGCTGACGCAGGACCCGGACCGGCGTATCGCCATGACCTCATTTTCGGACCGCCTGGCCCGCCGTAACTCGCGCGACATCATGAACGCGATCAAGTCCGACGGCGACCTGCTGGGCCTGGCTATTTCCCGCGACGTGGGCAGTCAGACCGAATGGAAGGTAGACGGCCATATTGGGGGCGTCTACGCCGCGTCGGTCGGCGGCCCGCTGACCGGCCAGCCCGCGGACATGGTGATCATTGACGACCCGCACAAGGGCGCCAAAGAGGCCGACAGTGAACTGCAGCGTCAGGACGTGTGGGACTGGTGGACTTCCACGGTCCGCACCCGCCTGTCGCCCGGCGCGTCGGTAATCCTGATCCTGACCCGCTGGCACGAAGACGACCTGGCCGGGCGGTTCATCGGCGCCGAAGACGGCCACCAGTGGCGCGTCGTGAATATCCCCGCCGTGGCCGACCATGACCCGGACAAGGGCGAAACGGACCCGCTCGGGCGCGAACCCGGGCAGGGCCTGAACTCGGCCCGTGGCGAACGTGACTGGAACGCTACCCGGATCGCCGTCGGCGCCCGCACCTGGAACGCGCTCTACCAGGGCCGCCCGGCACCGTCCGAAGGCGGCCTGTTCAAACGGTCCGACTGGCAATACTACGACCGGCCACTGTGGGTCGAAGTGGACGGCGTGCGGACCACCACGGGCGCTAACGACGTGCTGGTGATGTCGTGGGACATGACGTTCAAAAACACGCAGTCGTCCGACTACGTGGTGGGCCAGGTCTGGCTGCACCGCGGCGCGAACGTCTACCTGCTGGACCAGATACGCAAGCGCATGACGTTCACGGAAACCCTCGCCGCCGTCGAACTGCTGGTGACCCGGTGGCCGCAGGCCGCCGCCAAGCTGGTCGAAGACAAGGCGAACGGCACCGCCGTGCTGGACATGCTGAAACCGAAAATGCCCGGCCTGATCCCGATTACCCCGCACGAGTCCAAAGAGGCCCGCGCGGCGGCCGTCTCGCCGTTCGTGGAAGCCCACAACGTCTACCTGCCCGCCGTGTCGTCCGACGGGGAACCGTTCGCCCCGTGGTCCGCCGACCTGGTGGACGAAGCCGCAGCGTTCCCGAACGGCGCCCACGACGACCAGGTGGACGCCATGACCCAAGCCCTGCAGCGCCTGCTGGTCCGGGCCGGTCAGGGCGCCGCGTTCATGGCCGCCATGAAGGCCGCCGCCGAAAAGAACGGCATCACCATTCAGAACCACACACGTAACTGGCGCGAACGCGCCGCAGCACTCAAACAGAACGGAAGGTGAAACCTTGGGCCTGCTTGACATCTTCCGTAGCGCCAGCCTCACCCGCACGGCCGCACGGACGCCCGCCCCGATCGAAGGCGCACTGGCCGAATCGGGCATGGGGAACGGCGCGTTCCTGGGGCCTGGCCGCCCGCTGTCCCCCACGCAGGGCTACAGCGGCGCGGCCCGCCGGAACGACTACCCGGTGGGCGGCAACATCGCCGTCAACTCCCGGGCAGCCTACGGCCGCACCAGCTGGGACGTGCTGCGCGAACTGATCCGCGCCTACGGCGTGGCGCAGGACTGCAAGAATAAGAAAATTGACGAAATCCGGTCCATGGAACTGCTGTTCACCCCCATGGACGGCGCCACCGGGGACACAAAAATGGCCGTGGAAGCCGCGAAAGCCGCCCTGGCGTTCCCGGACCGCGAACACCCTTACCAGGAATGGGTGGCGCTCTGGCTTGAAAACATGCTCACGTTCGACGCCGGGCCGCTGAAATACCGGCGGAACATGAACGGCGACGTGATCGGCCTGGAAGTGATCGACGGCCCCACGATCGCCCCGTATGTGGACGAACACGGCCGCCGCCCGAAGGCCCCGGCCCCGGCGTTCGCGCAGGTGATCAAAGGCCAGGTGTTCCAGTGGTTCACCGACGAAGACATGCTTTACACCCGGTTCCGGCCGCAGACGGACAGCCCGTTCGGCATGGCGCCGCTGGAATCCATTCTCGTGTCGATCAACACCGACATGCGTTACCAGTGGCACCTGCTGCAGATGTTCACAGAGGGCAGCATCCCCGGCGGTTTCATGGAAGTGCCGCCGGACATGTCCAGCCCGGACCAGGTGGCCGAATGGCAGGACTATTGGGACGCGCTCTACATGGGCGACCAGTCCATTACGCACAAAATGGTCGCCGTCCCGAACCAGTCGAAGTTCACCGGCACGACCCCGGCCGCGTTCGATAAGGCGTTCCCCGAATACCTCGCGGTGCAGGTCTGCCGCGCGTTCGGGGTCGTCCCTTCGGACATCGGCATTCTGTCGGACGTGAACCGGGCGACCGGCGAAACGCAGGCCGACACACAGTTCCGCGTCAACACGCTGCCGTGGGTCCAGTTCGTGCAGAACATTCTGACCTACTACGTGCAGAAGGGGCTGGGCCTGCCGGTCGAAGTCCGGCTGAACACCGGCCGCGAAAAAGAAGACCGCCTGGCCGACGCGCAGGTGTGGAAGATCGCTGTGGAAACCGGCATGGTGTCCATGGACGAAGCCCGCGAAGAACTGTTCGGCCTGCCGACAGACAACCAGCGGCCGATCCCTCGCGGCATCATCAGCCCGCGGACCGGCTTTATCCCGCTGGAATCGCTGCTGAACATCGCCGGACCGATCGACCCGGAAACGAAAGCCCCGGACCACGCCGCGGCCCTGGACGAACAGCCCTTCGGCGGCAGCCCCGGCGTGCTGGCCGACAAGCTGCCCGGCGAACCGGCCCTGCACCGCGCCCCGATCGACCCGGACGAACCGCAGTTCCCGGATCGGGAGGGCGCGCAGCCCGGAACGGGCACGATCGCCCCGCCGACGGTCGCTAAGGAACTGGCGAAGTGGCGGGCATCGTCCCGGCAGCGGATCAAGCGCGGCGCCGCCGTGCGGAAATTCGAATCTGACGTGATCCCGGCGCCCGTGATTGAACGGGTATGGGCTGATCTTCAAAAATCAGCCACCACGGCCGACGTGGACGCCGCGTTCGCGAAGGCCGACACGGCCGCGGGGGCAGATGCAAGCCCAAAAGCGCCGCCCGCTGGTACGCCTAAGCCCTCGTGGCGGGACCTGCCAGCGGTGACAGCACCGCAGCACAGTGTGGACCTGCAGCTGACAGACCACTGGACCCCCAAGGTTCAGGACGCCATCATGCAGCTGTGGGCCGACACTGACCTGCAGGCGGCCACGTCGGCCGCCGACGGGCTGGGCGACGTGGCGCTGGGCGTTTACCGCCGGGTGGCCCGCGAAACCCTGCTGGACCGCATGGACGCGTCCGCGCTTGACGGCGTGATCCGGTCCGCGTGGGCCGACGCCTACAACGTGGGCACCATGGCCGCGCAGGTCCAGATGGGCCAGGTTCCGACCGGCTGGGACTCGTGGAAGCCTGGCTTCGCGAACCCGGACATGATCACGGGCGGCGGCGGCTGGCAGGCCGCACTGGATAACGCGGGCATCCGGCTGGCCGGGATCACCGACACCACCATGGACCGCCTGACGGCCGCGATCGAAAAAGGCGTGGTGGCCGGTGACTCCGTGGACGGACTCGCCAAATCGCTGAACACGATCCTGGACGACCCGAACCGGGCCGAACTGATCGCGCACACCGAAACCGCCCGCCTGGTCACGAACGCGGCCATGGACCAGTACGCGGCCATGGGCGTGAAGCAGTGGGACCTGGTGGTGTCTGCCGGGGTCTGTCCGGTCTGTTCCGCGATCGCCATGGAGAACCCGCACACCGTGGGCGACAGCGACAGCAAACCGCCCATCCACCCGCGCTGCCGCTGCGCAGCTGCCCCGCATATCGAAGGGACAAACCCATGACCGACAAACCGCAACGGTTCGTGCTGGGCATCGCCTACCAGGCGGGCCGCGATCCGCGGATTGCGAAGGGCGCCGACGGTGCCCGGGACTTTTTCACCGCCGCCGAACTGGAAAAGGCGGCCCATTCGTTCCTGCGGTCCGGCCCCGCCGTCGGCCTGTTCCACATGGACGGCACCGAAGGCCACGCGACCGTCGTGGAGTCCTACATTCACCGCGGCCCGGACTGGGAAGTTAGCCCCGGGGTCGTGGTCAAGTCCGGCGACTGGCTGGTGGGGGCTGTCCTGGACGAACCCGCCTGGCAAATGTACGAAGACGGCAAGATCACCGGCTGGTCCCCGCAGGGGTCCGCGACCCGACTTAGGAGCATCACAACATGACAACACCCATCCCTGCTGACACGGCGGACATGTCCGAACTCGTGGACGCCACGATCCCGCGCGTCGATCTGGTCGGCCAGGCCGCGAACGGCCACCGGTTCCTGCTGGCGAAGTCCGCCGCCGAACCGCAGAATCTGGTCCCGGCCGACACGGTGCGGGGCCTGATCGCGAAGGCCGACGACGAAGCCGCGGAACCGGCCGACATCGACCTGACCGAACCCCTGGCCGACGGCGACGGCACCGGCAAGGATTCGTCCGAAACCGACCCCGGCAGCGCCGCGTGGGAAGCCGTGGACGCGGCGACCGCCCGGAAGTGGACCGCTGTTCTGCAGCGCGCCCAGCACGCCCTGGAAACCCTCGCGGCCCGGGAAAGCACCGAAGCGGCCGTGTCCGGCGACTGGGACGACCAGAGCAACGCCTACGACCTCGAAGACGCCGCCAGCGCCGTGAACTACGCCATTTCCGTGCTGGCCCCGTTCGCCGTGTCCGAACAGTTCGAAGCCGAAATGGCCGCCGAAGCCGTCGGCAAGGCCGTGGCCGGGCTGGACCTCGCCGCCCTGGACACCGTGGAAGCGTTCGCGCCGATCGTGAAGGCCGGGCGCACCCTGTCGTCCGCGAATGAGGCCGCGCTGCGGTCCGCCGCTGACGCGATCCAAAAGGTTCTGGCGTCGCTGCCCGCGGCGCCGGACGCCGAACTGACGAAAGAGGCCCACGTGGACCCCCTGACCACCGAACCCGCCCCTGTAGCGAAGGCCGACGCCCTGGTGGCGGTCTACACGCAGGACGGCGAACTGCTGGGCGCTGTCAGCCCCGCAGACCTGACCGAACTTTCCACCGGCAAGCCCGCCCCCGAAGCCACCGCAGACGCGGCAGGCGCGGACGCTGGGGCCGGTGGGGACGCCGGGGACGACGCGGCGGCAGCTGACGCCGCAGCAGGCGCAGGCGGCGACGCCGAAGCCCGCACGATCCCCGGCACCAACACCGTCCAGTCGCCCCCGGCGGCTGACGACGGAACGGACGTTACGAAGGCAACCGCCGCCGCCGTAGCCGACGCGATCAAAGAGGCTTTCGGCCCCATCGTCAAGCAGCTGGCAGACTCTGCGCAGCTGGGCGAAGTGGTCAAGGGCCTGCAGGACCGCGTGGATGCGTTTGGGCGTCAGCCTGACGACCGCACCAGCCCGCTGCTGAACGGCGCAACCGGTGTCCCCGGACTCGCCAGCCGCGACGGGCACGTGGCCGACCCGCTGGCCGATCTGAAAAAGGCCGTGGAAACCGCGAACACCCCGGAAGCCGTCACAAAGGCGAAATCCGAACTGGCCTACGCCGAAATCCGGGCACGCTTCGCCTAACCGCGGCCCCAACTAACCCCCCAAACACCGCCACGCCCGCCTGAATGAACGCGGGCGCTTTGGCATGTCACGAAAGGTTCCCCCGTGGACAACTCCCAGATCAGCGCCCAAACGCTGGACATGATCAAAAAGGCCACCGCTGGCGTTACTTCCGGCACCGGCATTACCGGCATCGACCTTTCGGGCCTGATCAGCCTTATCCCGGTCGTGACTCCGTTCTACGACTCCCTGGCCCGGTCCACCCCGACCATGGGCGGGAAGTTCGCAGAGTGGAAAGCCCTGCTGAACGTCAACAACACCCAGCCGGACCCGGCCACCGCGTTCGACACCGCCGCGGCGCTCGTGAACCTGCAGGAACAGGACGTGGCCGCGTTCTATGGCAAGGTCGGCGCCGGTTACACCGTGACCATGGACGCGATCGACTTTGGCAAGGGCTACGCCGACGCCAAGAGCATCGCGATCTTCAACGCGCTGAACCAGTACAAGATCGGCATGGACAAGAAGGCGATCGGCGGCCAGAACTTCGCCCTGCCGACCCCGGCCACTCCGGTCGTCACCCCGTCCGCGACCGGCGGCACCATCGCCGCGTCCACCGCTGTGAACGTCAAGGTGGCGGCCCGCACCGGGTCGAACTACAACTACGGCGGTTCGTCCGTCGCGTCCGCGCAGGGCACCGCGACCACGGGCACCACGGGGTCTGTCAACTCCGCAGTTGCCACCGTGGCGTCCATCCCGGGCGCCGTGGCCTACGACTGGTACGTGGGCGGTTTCTACTACACCACCACGACCGTGAACAAGGTCACCATTACGGCGATCCCGACCGCGAACCAGGCCGTGCCCACGACCCTGCCGGGCCTGTACTCCGTGGCCCCCACGTCCGTTCCGGCTGTGGATTCGTCCGCGAAGGCCAACGACTTCAACGGTCTGCTTGCCACCCTCGCGGGTGACTACGCGACCGGCGGCGCCCTGGGCCTGGTCCAGCGCGGGTCCGGCCTGAACTCGGGCGCGTCGTTCCAGTCCCTGGACGGGAACCCGTTCACCGTGTCCGGCCAGTCCGTCAAGGAACTGGACACCCTGAACATGAACATCTGGAACGCCGTGAACCTGTCCCCCACGGCCTACATGGTGTCCGCGCAGGAGGCGAACAGCATTTCGTCCGCGATCCTGAACAGCGCAGGCGGCGGAACCACGTTCTACGCCCCGAACAACCCCGCAGAGCGCGAAGGCGCTATTGCCGGTGGCTTCATCGGCTGGTACGTCAACAAGGCCGCGGGCGGTGTCCCCGTCAAGATCGAAGTTCAGCCGAACCTTGCCCCCGGTACGGTCATTGCCCGTACCGACCGGGTGCCGTTCCCGAACTCGAACATCACGAACACCCTGGAACTGCGGAACCTGCACGACGTGCAGGATCACGAGTACCCGGCCGCCCGTGGTGCCGGTGCCGGTGGCGGTCCGCGCTTCGACGGCGAAACCTACTCCCTGTCCACGCTGGCGAACCGCGCCCCCGTGACCATGGGTGTTATCCAGAACATCGCCGCCAGCTAACCACTGGCCGCGTGACTGACCGCACGCCCCCCGCTGGCCCCTGCAGCGGCGGGGGGCGTGCCCCACCCCTAGGAGAATCCCCATGCGCGTCGTCGTGCCCTACACGCACCTGCACCCCGAAACGTCCCGGCTGCTGGCCGCGCACCTGCCGGACCACCACCTGGCCCCCCTGAACCCGAACGACCCCGCGGCCTACGCCCGCCTGCTGACCGCCGAATGGTCGCGGCCCGGCGACCTGCTGGTGGTCGAACACGACATCGGCGTGCACGACGGCGTGCTGCCCGGTTTCAACGCCTGCCCGGAACTGTGGTGCGGGTACGCCTACAACATTGCCGGGCGGCTGCTGGCCTGTCTGGGCTGCACCCGGTTTAGGGCCGAACTGAAAACGGCCGAACCGGACCTGTTCGCCGCAGCCAACCGGATCGACACCGACGGGCTGCCCGCCATGGACTGGCGCCGCATGGACGTGCGGCTGGACGGCGAACTGCGCGTGCGCGGCTACACCCTGCACGTGCACGAACCGCCCGTGGCCCACTACCACCACTACCCGGAACAGGTGACATGAGCCTTTCAACGAACCCCACCGTGGCGACCTACAGCACCCGCACCATGTACGTGACGCCGAACGAATTCCTGAACGCCCCCACGGGCGTCGATACGAACAACCTGGTGCCCGGGGACCTCGCGAAGTCGAAACAGGCCCTGGTCATGCAGCTGCAGCGGGCGTCCGCGGCCGTGGATAACCTGTGTCAAAAGGTGATCGCCGCGACCGTGGACACCGAATCAGGTTTCTACCGGGTGGGCAACCATCCGGCGCTCGGGCCGGTGCTGCGCGTCCCGCTGAAATACACCCCCATCATTCAGGTGGCCGCCGTGAAGGTCGGCCCGACCCCGGCGGGCCTGTCCACGATCACGGACCTGTCGAACATCGCCTACGGCCCGAAGGTCGTTACTATCCCGCTGGTGGGCGCCACCCCGTCGCTGACCGGCTGGACCGGGCAGCAGCACGCCGTGGTGTCCTACGTCAACGGCTGGGCCAACACCGCCCTGACTTCCACCGCAGCGACCGGCGCCACGACCCTGAACGTCGCGTCCGCGCTCGGGATCGCCCCCGGCATGCAGCTGAACGTCCAGTCCGCGACGGCCGCCGAAACCGTGACCGTGGACGCGTCGTTCGTGCCCACCGTGTCCGGCATCAACGTGGCCGTGCCGATCACTACGCCGCTGGTGGGCGCCTACGCCGTGGGCGACACGGTTACGGCGTTCCCGCAGGACATCAAAGAGGCCACGATCCTGCTGGCGAAGGCGTTTATCAAGACGCGCGGTTCGGCCGCCGTCGTGCTGTCGTCCCTGTCCGGCCAGCCCGGCCACGCGGACCAGCTGGAAACGGGCGTGGCGTCCGACCTGGACCTGGCCCGCATGCTGCTGGAACCGTTCAAGCGGGTGGCCTAATGGGGCGCGCAAGTGTCCGGGCCGCGCTCGTGTCGTTCCTGTCCGGCATTTCCGGGATCACGACCCTTTACAAAGACGCCCCGTGGGAAATGCTGGGCGATAACTGGTCCAACCCGTCCACGGGCCTGCCGGGAACCCCGGCGTTCCTGCACCTGAACACAAACAGCGAATCCCGGGTGACGCTCGGCGGGCCGGGCGCCGGGCAGAAACAGGTCGTCTACGACGCGTCGCTAATGCTGCTTTACCAGTTCATCATCCCGGCCGACGCCACGAGTAAAGACGTGTGGGTGGACGGGCTGGACACGCTGCTGGACAGTGTTGTGGCCCGCATCCGGTCGGACCCGTCGTTCGGGACCGGCCACGGCGGCGTGGTCTGGCAGGCCGGGGAAGACAATAACGACATCGTGGTGTCTTCGGACCTGCCGCACACCGCCGACGGCGGCCTGATCCTGGCCTGGAACCGGGTGGACTTCAAAGTGCGCGAAATCGTGGTGGCGTAAATGGTCCGCGTCCGTTCCCGGTACGTCCGGCGCGGGCAGACCGGCCGGAAGGCCAGCGGGCGCCGCCTGGTGCACCGCCGCGTCACGGTCCACAAGCACCACCACCGACGCTATGCGGGCGTCCGGGGCGGCCCGCGGCGCAGGCCGACCCGCCGCCACGCCAGCCTGCACCACCGCGCGGCCCGGCGCCCCGGCCTGCGGCACCGCCGCACGGCCCGCAGGCGCCCCACCCTGCGGCACGCAGCGACCCGGCGGCACATCACCCGCCGCCACGGCCTGAAACACCCGCACAAGGGCGTCCACGGCCACCACGCGTTCCACGGCCGCCGGAAGACCACGCACCGCAAGCACCTGAAATCAGCGCACCGCGCCTACACGCCCCCACCCCCCATTACCGGGGCGTCCTACCTGTCCATGTTCTGAAAGGCCCCCACCATGACCACCAGCTACGTCTTTACCGGCGCGTACCCTCGCGCCCTGTTCGGTCTGTCCGTCGGCGTGAACGCGCAGATCGTCAAGGCCGACGGCACCGTGCCGCCCGTCGGGTCCACCGTCGAAGCAGCGACCGGCGACCGGATCACCACGACCGTGCCCTACCCCCACCCGGAACTGGCCGAAACGAACCCCGCGCCCGACGCGGCCCCCGTGGACGCCCCCGCAGCCGCCCCCGCCCCGGAAACCCCGGCAGACACCGCACCCGCGGCCGACGCCATGACCAGTGAGGGCGCACCCGCGCCGACCGCATAAGGAGCTAACCCGCTATGACAACCAACCCCCTCGCCCTGCCGGGTAACCTGCAGTGGCTTGGCCTTGCCAAAGAAACCACCTACGGCACGGCCATTGCCACGCCCACGCTGTGGATTCCTGTGGACTCGCCCAAGTTCGCCCGCAAGGTCACGGCCCTGAAAGACCAGGCCCTGCGCGGTGTCATGTCCACCACGTTCGGCCAGGTGCAGGGCATGGCCTATTCCGAACTGTCCTACAAAACCTACGTCTACGGCGACAGCGTGTTCCAGCACTTCCTGGCCGCGCTGGGCGGCACCGATACGGTGTCCGGCACCGTGGCGCCCTACACGCACAAGGCCAGCGTCTACAACACCACCGACGCCACCCACACGGCGCAGCCCACGTCCTGGACGGGCTTTCTGTACCAGGCCGACGGCAAGGTTATGCAGATTCCGGGCCTGATCATCGCGGACCTGAAACTGACGATCAAGGCCAACGAAACGCCCACCCTGGACGTGCAGTGGCAGGGCCTGGTCGGCACGTTCATTACCGCGCCGACGAACACCCCGTCCACCACGCAGATGATGCCGCCGTGGACGGCAAGCGTCAGCATCGGCGGCGCGCAGGCCAACCAGTACACCGGCCTGACCGTGGACATCAAGCGCGACACGAAGCCGGTTCCGGTCCTGAACGGTTCCCAGTCGCCGCTGGCGATCTACGGCGGCCCCGTCACCGTTACCGGCACGTTCGACGCGCTCTACCAGGGCAGCACGGACTACGACCTGGGCGCGCTGATCGCGAACACGCAGCCGGTGCTGTCCGCGTCGATCTACGCGCAGGGCGACGCCACCCACCCGCTGACACTCACCATGTCGAAGGTCGCTTACGACTCCGCGGACCCGCAGCCGTCGAACACGGACTGGCTCACCATTCAGTCCGCATGGGAAGCCCTCGCGAACAGCACCGACGCGCTGGACTCGAAGCTGTCCCCCATTCAGGTGTCGCTGGCGAACACCGTAGTTACCCCGTTCTAACCCGGCCCTGGTGCCCGGCGGCCACCCGCCGGGCACCAGCCCACCCCCCCACCCACCTATTCCCTGCAGGAGTAACCCATGCCCATCACCGTTCAGATTCCCGGCGGCACCGCCGAACTGCTCACCACCGAAGAAATGACCCCCCGCCGTCAGCGCGCCACGCAGGTAATCGCCCTGCAGGCGTCCCCCCTCATGAAGAAGCTGAACCGGGCGGGCAGCCTGACCCTGCCGGACGGCAGCGTAAAGGACAACCCGGCCGCGGGCGTGGACGCCCTGCCGGACATCGAACTGTCCGAAACCGAAGCGGCCCTTTTCTTCAAGATCACAGACGCGTCGATCTACGCCCACCTGAAAAGCTGGACGCTGACGAACCCGGACGGCACCCCGCTGGCCCGGCCCGAAACCATCGACGGCGTGCAGGACATGCCCAGCCCCGTCTACGACGCCCTCAGCGCGGCGATCAACGCCATGCAGCCCGTGACCGCCCAGTTCGAACCGTCCGATTCGACGGTGGCGGACCCGGCAAGCCCTTTTGGAGTCTCCGCAAGCTCACAGACGGACTCGCCACTGGCGGAACCGTCCAGCTAGGCCCCAAGATGGCGCGCTGGGTGCGGGAATACCGCTACCGGCGCGCCATGGGCGGCACCCACGACGACTACCTGGACACGCCCGAAGAAATCATTGAGGCCATGGTCCGAATCCATGACGCCTACCAGGAGGCGGAAGCCCGCGCGAACAAACGCGCGAACACCCCGGCCCCATCCGGGCCGCGCGAACCGCAAATTCTCTAGGGGGTCCGTCATGGCGCTGGGATTCAAGGGTGCCGAATGGATCGGCATGGACCAGATGCACGCCGCGTTCGCCCGGATCGGGGCGGGCGTGGACGTGGCGGCGCAGCGGAACGTCGTGGACGCGTCCGCGTTCCTGATCAAAGAAGCCATGAACAACTTTGAGGGCGCCCACGCGAAGGGTGAACCTCACGTCGGCGGCCCGAAACCGAACATTGTCACGGGCACGCTGCGCCGGTCGATCATCGGCACGGGCGTGAAACACGACGGCCTGGCGTCCTATTCCAACGAAGTCGGCCCGACCGCCCGCTACGGGCGGCGGGTCGAACTCGGCATGCCCGGGATGGGCGGCGCCTACCCGTACTTCGGCCCCGCCGTCGCCGTGACCCGCCGCGTCATGCCCGCCATTGCCACATCAAACTGGGGCCGCTACGTGCTGCCCTGATCGGAGTAACCACCGTGTCCGGTTTCCTGCCGCCCGTCGTCATGAAGATCATGGCCGACGGGAACCAGTTCATCACCGAACAGGGCCGCATCACCGCAGCCATGGACCACGCCGCCGCTAACGCGGTCAAGACAGCAGAAACCGAAGCGCAGGCCGCCCGCACGGCCGCAGCCGCCGCGAAGATCGCGGCCGACGAACAGGTGCTGGCCGCCGACACCGCCGCGAAGGCTGCCGCGGTCGCCGCCGACAAAACGGTGGCCGCGCAGGAGCGCGCCGCCGCCCTGACCGGCGAAGCGCAGGAACGCGCCGCGCGGCAGGCCGAACTGGCCGCCGCCCGGCAGGCCGAAGCAGCACAAAAAGCCGCGATGGCAGCCGGGGCAGCTGCGGACAAACAGGTGGCCGCCCAAGAGGCCATCCGGGTCGCTGACGAAAAGACCGCCGCAGCCGCTGAGGCGTCCGCCGCCCGCGGCGCCGGGGCCGGGGCGGGCAAGGCGTCCACGTCCATGGCGATGGGCGGCACCGTGATGGCCGCCGGGCTGGCCCTGGCCGCCGGGGAAGCCGTGAACCAGGCCGCGAAGTACGAAAAGGCCACCACGCTGCTGCAGACGGCCGGTGGCGAACTGGCGTCCAATATGGCGACGGTCCGCGACGGGCTGCTGCAGGTCGCGCAGGCCACCGGAACCAGCACTGAACAGCTGACCGAAGGCATGTATACCGTCGAAAAGGCCGGTTACCGCGGCGCCGACGGCCTGAACGTACTCAAAATGGCGGCCGAAGGCGCGAAGGCCGAAAACGTGGACCTGGGCACCATGACGCAGGCCCTTACGTCGATCATGACCTCATACCACCTTGGGGCCGACCAGGCCACGAGTGCCACGAACATGCTGGTGGCCGGTGCCGGTGCCGCCAAAGAAACCATGCAGAACTACGCGGGCGCCCTGTCCACCGTCCTGCCCGTCGCGTCGGCGGCCGGTATCGGTTTCGACCAGGTGGGCGGCGCTATCGCCACGCTGACGCAGCACGGCACCAGCGCCGCGGAATCGACGCAGGAACTCGCGAACACGATCCGCAACCTGCAGGCGCCGAACAACGTGGCCGTGAACGCCATGCAGCAGCTTGGAATCAACGTCACTGACCTGACTACCCACCTTGGACAGCGGGGCCTGACCGGAACCTTGGACATTGTGACGCAGGCGATCGCGTCAAAGCTCGGGCCGGGCGGCACGGTGCTGGTGGACACCATGAAAAAGTCCGCGACCGCGACCGCCGACCTGCAGACCATGATCGGGAAAATGCCCCCGGCCCTGGCCGACGCCGCAAAGGCGTTTCTGAACGGGTCGATCGGGCAAAAGGAATTCCAGAAGACGTTCAAAGACATGGGCGCCGAAGGGTCCGCGCAGGGGAAGCAGTTCATGACCCTGGCGCAGACCGTGGCCGGGTACAACGACAAAATCAAGGCGGGCGGCCCGGCCGCGGAAACCGCTACGGCGGCCCTGAAATCCATCATGGGCGGCGCCACCGGCATGAACACCGCCCTTATGCTGACCGGCGAAAACATGGCCGGTTTCAAGTCCCGCGTGGAAGAAGTTTCGAAGGCCGGGCAGCAGAACGGTTCCGACCTGACCACGTGGGCGCAGACGCAGCAAACCCTGTCCGTGCAGTCCGACAAAACGGCGCAGTCGTTCGAAGCCCTCGCGATCAAAATGGGCAACATGCTGGCCCCGGCGGCTAAGACCGTGATGGGCGCCATGCAGGGCGTGTTCGACTTTTTCGCCCAGCACCAGGGGGCGGCCATCGCGGTCGCCGTCGCGCTCGGGGTCCTGACCACGGGCCTGCTGGTCGCTGCCGCCGCCACGTGGGTGATGAACTCCGCGCTGCTGGCTAACCCGGTGACGTGGATCATCGTCGGCATTGTGGCGCTGATCGCCGTTATTGCCCTGCTGGCCGCGAACTGGGACGCCGTAGTGAATACCGTCTCCGTGATCTGGGGCGGATTCATCAACTGGGTAATGGAAGTCCTGGGCGGATTCGTCAACTGGTGGAATGAGGTCTGGGGCGGATTCGGTAACGCGATCGGGGACGCTTTCAACGGCGCCGTGGCGTGGGTGTCCGGCATCTGGCAAGGTTTCCTGTCCTGGATTACCGGCCTGCTGGCCCCGTTCATAGCCACCGTGTCCGCGATCTGGAACGGCTACTGGAACGGCCCGTTCGGGCAGCTGATCATCGCCGTGTTCAACCTGATCATGACCGTCATTCAGGTGGCACTGGCGTGGATCGGCGTCGCGATCAACACCAGCGTGCAGGCCATTTCCGGGGCCTGGAACGCGGCCTGGTCCGCCATCGCCGGATTCTTTACGGGCGTCTGGTCCGGGATTGTCGGCTTCGTGTCCGGCGCCGCGCAGGCTGTGTTCAACGCCATTTCCGGGCCGCTGAACGCCGCCTGGGGCTTCGTCGCTGGCGTGCTGGGCGCTATCTGGTCCACGTTCGTTTCGATCTGGGGCCAGGTCGTGTCCACCGTGTCCGGCGCCTGGGACAACATCGTGTCCGGTATCCGCGGCGGCGTGAACAACGCTGTGTCCGTGGTGTCCGGGCTGGGCGGCCAAATCCTGGACACCCTGGGCGGGATCGTGAACGACGCGCTGGGCGCTGGCGGCCGGATCGTGCACGCGATCGCGGACGGCATTACCGGCGCGATCGAC